CAAGACCATGGGTTTTATGGGTGGTGCGTTGCAGGCCGCCCGGGATGGAGTCCAGGAACTTTCCAACTCTGCAGGATCTTTGCAGGAGTATCTCTCCAGGGTGCTGGAGGGGCTGAAGCTGCCCTTGATAGTTCTACTCCTAGCGTGTGCGGCACTTCTAGCCTGTAGGGCAGGCCTCGTCTCTCCCACCATCGTTACGCTAGGTATAACTTTGATAGGTAGCGCAGCTCTCTATCTGTCACCAGCCCTTATGGAGTATGCCACCCCCATTTTGGATGCCCTAAAGGCTTACCTCCTTCCTACACCTCGGCCAGAAGAGTTTAAGTTACAATCGGGGGGTCTTGATTTAGTGGTGTACGCCCTGTGTGGTTTTGCTTTCCACGGGGTCTTTAGCAGCAAGATAAGTCATGGTGGCCTTACCGCCTTTCTAACAGCTAGTGCCGCCATGAAGAAGTACCGCGAGGGAGCGGAGTTTACTATAGCCTGGATTGGCTCTATACTAACAGAGTTTTACGAGTGGGTCATAGAAAAGATAGGCCAGCCCGGTTGGTCCTATTCCTCCATTAGCCCCACGCAAGCACTGCGTAATGAAGTTAACCAGCTGATAGATGATTTAGATAGGGACGGTTTATTTAGCAGGAGTAGAAGATTCCGCTACGAGTCTCTCAAGATTAGAGGCCGCCAACTTCAGTCCAAATTCCTCTATGCCCCAAAAGAAGAAAGAGAAACGGATGGGCGAGCTGTTGAGATGATATTACACGCACTCAACAAGTTAAACCGTTTTGCCTTACCAGACAATAACGAAGCACAGACGCGAGCTGAGACGGTTGGTGTCAATTTTATAGGTCCCACCGGCCTGGGTAAGACCCTGATGACAGCGGATGTGGCAACACAAGTTAGCATGGAGAGTGCTGCAGGAGACTCGGAGTTGTCTGCGTATTTCATGAGAAACCCCGAAACACTAGTGCACGTTTACGACCCGTTCGCTAACTTCCAAACCGGCTACAGGAAGCAATTTGCGGTGTGCATTGATGACGCCTTAGCTTTTAGGAATGGCACACCTTCCGCACAAGGTGACACCAGTTTGTACGCCATACTCAAGTATGTGGGGGCCCTCCAAGTAGATGTTGAACAAGCGGCTATAGAGGATAAGGGCAAGGTCAGCTTTGACAGTAGGTTATTGGTCATCTCCACAAACGCTGTCAGGTTGGAGTTGCCTGATATGACCCACCCGGCCGCGGTAGCTCGGAGGTTCAACACTTATATGGTTTGGGTCAGGGATGAGTACTGTCTGAACCCTGAAGAGAAGAACCCTATGAACCGTAGGTTAGACCAGTCAAAACTGCCCCGTATAGGCTCTGAGGAAGTTATGAGCTGGTCGCACCTGGAGTTCATACTCTGGAATTGGATGGACGGCACAGCTGTGGAGGGCGTGCCCAGATGCTCTTACTCAGAGGTGATAAAGCATACTGCTAGTAGGGTAGCCATTAACGTTGAGAAATATAAGGATTATAGTGCTTACCTACGTCATTTAGCGAGTAACATACACGCCAGGAATCATGGCGGAATGGTCTTACAATCTGGAGCTTCCCAAGGCTTCTTGATGAGCCTCTTTGAGGCTTGTTTCCTTTCCCCGGAAGGCACCTTGGTTAAGGGGGCGCTGTCAGCCTTCCTACTTTGGGGCCTGCACTCGGTTACCGAGAGGAGGAGGAAGCCCAGAGTCGTGGATCGGGGCCCAGGTTCTATAACTATGCTGCCAGCCAATACCCACCCTATACAGGTTGTGGAAGAGGAGCGCGAGCGAAGCGGTAGTATAGAAAGCTTCGAGTGGCCTAGTCCTCGCATTGAACCAGACGAGCGGATTCCTTGTGTGTATCCAGAGATATTCCAGCTCCAATCCGGAGCGGGTCCCCGTAAGTCCATCAATGAGGAGGCGTTCTATAGGGCTCGCCTTAAGATAGAACAAGAGAAGTTCTCGGAGCTGATTAAGAGTTCTACCAAAGGGAACAAGGAACTCTCCGATGTGTTAAGAGAGGTGGCTGAGGCTAGCTATGCCAATGGGCTAGCTGCAGCGTCGCGCTTTAGGGAAGAAGCCACCTTTGAGCAAGAGTCCACTTGTGAGGAGCAGCCTATTCAGGTGGTTACCTCAAACATAAAGGCTTCTTTACAGGGCTTGAGCAACTTCTTCACGAGGACCCCTGTTGTTAAGGGAGTTCTAGCGCTCACCGGACTCGCAGCCATGGTCTTCACCTTACTGATGGGTGGCTTTAAGTCCCAGTCAGGCGACATCAAGCCAGTGAAGAAAAAGCCTCGCTCCCGCTTTGCCAAGAAGAAGATCAAGAGTATATTCATAAAACAAGGCGCTGCTATATCTCAGAACTTTGAGGAGCGTCACGAGGCCGTGACCCGTAAGAATGTCTTCACAATAAGGTGCGGCCCTAGGACCTACGGCACAGCAACCGGGATTAAAGGCAGGGTCCTTATGATGCCAATGCACTTTGGGGATTTGTTCCTCCAGGAGGGGGATGACGCGATAGTGCACTTCACAGGATCCCAGCGCAGCTTCACTATGACAGCGAAAGAGCTCCAGTCCTGTCATTGGATTGGAGAGAGTCATGATGTGGATAGTGATGGTGAGGACGAGTTTGATATCGATCGGGAGGCCTGTAGGTCCGATCTTTTATTCGTATTACTGCCGGATAGATTCCCTCAATTTAAAGACATATCTGATCTATTCATACCCGAGTCGCAGTTGAGCAGGTTCAAGACCTTTAACGCCATATTCTCCAAGGATAAGTTCTCGCTCGGGTGCAAAGCTCGTATCGAGGGACACTTCGAGATGGACGACGAGCACGGGGGCACGTTCCTCACAAGTAACTCAGTTAAGTATAACTGTAAGACTAGGGTGGGGGATTGTGGTAACCTCCTGTGGGTGGCAGACTCTTGCACTCCCTTACCATATATAGTTTCCATGCATGTGGCAGGAAATAACAGTACCACCGGAGTGGGCATAGTACTCACGCAGGAGTTTGTGGCCGGCTTCCTGGAACACTTCGATCATTGTTGTCAATGCGTCGACCACTCTGAGCTCCTGGCGCCAACGGCCAAAGACAAGAAAATAGCCCTCCAAGGCGGCGATTTTGGTTATGAGATCGTTAGGGAAGAGAAACTCATAAACAATTCCCCTAATCACAATTTGGTGAGGTCTGAGACATTCGGGCTTATATATCCCACTAGCAAGGTTCTATCTATGCTCAGGCCCACGGAGGTGGACGGGGTGTTGATTGACCCTATGGTAGTCGCTAGATCCAAGTATGGGCGCACACAGCAACTGTTTGACATCGACCGGCTAGACTCCGTGGCTGAACACATGGCCCACAAAATAGTCTCCAGTATGGGTGATTACGAGCCCCCCAGTGTGTGGTCGAAAGAGGAAGCTGTGGGTGGCAAAGGAGAAGTTCCCCGCATCCCCATTAAAACGTCTTGCGGGTACCCTCTGAACCTGAAACATATGGGCAAGAGCGACTTCTTTGGCTCCGGTGAGGAGCTGGATTTCACCTCGGAAGCTTGTCACCGCCTGTTCGATTCTGTGGACCGCCAGATAGAGCAGATAAAAGCAGGAGGCAGTCCTGAGTACATATTTATGGACTTTCTTAAGCCTGAGACCCGCGAGCTTGAGAAGTACAAGAAGGGCGCCACCAGAATGATAAGCGCAGGCCCTCTCGACCTGGCTATAGTCACGAGGATGTTCTTTGGTGACCTCCTGTCGGAAGCTTCCAGGAGTAGAGTCACTAACGGCTTTGCTTTGGGGGTGAACCCCTACAAAGAGTGGGGTATGTTGTACCACAAACATACGCGTCAAAGCGGTGGCCGTTATAGCTTAGATGGGGATTATGCTAATTACGACGGGTCGCAAGAGGCTGAGCTGATACTGCGCTTCCGCGTTTTTGCCAGGGCCTTTTACTACAATGGCACTCAACCAGAGCATAACGTTCGCGACTGGGTGATATCCCAGCTAGCCCGATCGACGCATATAGTCAATGTGGGATCGAAGGCTTATGTATACAAGTGGGAGGGGTCGAATTCTTCCGGCGGCGTTCTCACTACACTACTAAATATGTTCCTTAACCAAACAGCAATAGCCTATGGGTTCAGTAAAGTGTTGGCCCCCACTGGGTTTTGCGATATGTCCTTTACCGAGTGTATGGATGTAACTGTGTTCGGAGATGACAATGTGATCACAGTCTCAGCAAGGCTTGCCGATAAGGTTCCGCCTAAGGAGTTTGCTGCAGCTCTGGCCCAAGTAGGCCTCAAGTACACGGGGGCAAATAAAGAGGAACTTGGCGACAGTTATAAGCGCATAGAGTTGTGCACGTTCCTCAAACGTGGCATACGCTACGGACCAGACTATGTGGCAGCCCCCCTTGATCTGGGGTCAGTGTTTCAACCCCTCAATTGGTGCAGTAAAACCGCCACTATAGAAGAGAGGAGACTAGTGATCGAGTCAGTGCTCGGTGAGCTCGCTTTGCATGGCAAAGATGTCTACGATTCCTGGGCTCCTAAGGTGGTGTCTCTTTGCACACCCCTTTACGGCCATTTGGTCCGTACAACCTACAATAGAGCGCTGTCCGATATAAAGGGCAGCGACTTTATTTATTAGGGTTTAGCCTCTAGAGGCAGAGTAGGTCAACTCACCCTTTTTGACCAAATCCCGAAAGGGGACCCAGCGCGACTGTAACATGCACCAGTGTCGCGTCCGGTATCTGGTTGCAATATAATATGAACAATAATACCTCAAATGTAAAATTAACAACAGAATCAACCACCACATTTTTCGACGACGGTAGTGACGAAAAGACTACCTTTGTACATAACAAACCTGTAGATAGCAATGAAGTACGACTTCAAGATATAAGAGACTTTCTAGCGAAGCCTAGGTGCCTAAATCCCACAGCAGCCACCAGCGCTTGGGCAGCTACTGATCTACTGAGCGCTCAACTCTTCCAGTCTGACCCCGACGTGGAGCTGAAGACCATCACCACCTGGACTGCTAAAACCCAAGGCTTCAACCTGTTCAGGGGCACGGCGGTCTATCGTGTATCATTGAACGCAACACCATTTCACCAGGGGAAGCTCCTTTTGCACTTTCTCCCCCAGTATGTGGAAGCGGTAACCATGGGGGACACCGGGTACAAGGACCATAACTTTAACATAGTGACCAAGTGTCAGCAACCGCATGTAGAGCTCGATTGTAGGGACTCTGTGGCAATAATTAAGATCCCATATGTGGCGCCTAGTAACTGGCTCACGCTTAACGGGTTTACTGAAGGCTTCTCTTGGGGTCGCTTCTTCATATCCGTGCTAGCGCCACTTAAGACAGGGCCCTCAGGTATCCAGAACATAGAGTACTCGGTCTTCCTCCACTTTGAGGACGTGGAGCTATCAGCCCCTTACACCCTCCAGGCCGGCAGAAAGTTTTCCCGCAACAAGGGCAAGGCAGCAGCAGCGGAAGTTGAAGCCGAGGCGCTAGCTCGAGGTGCAACCATAAGTGGGGCTATGGCGGCTGTTGGCAGGGCTGCCACAGACCTGTCGGCCATCCCCATGATAAGCTCGGTGGCAACCTCAGCTGCTTGGGTGGCTAATGCTCTCTCTGCCACCGCTTCTTACTTTGGATTCTCAAAGCCAGTCAATGCTAGCGCCAGCGTGACGGTGTCCCGGCAGGTGCAGAGGTACATGGCAACGGCCGATGGGTCTGATAATTCCTACCCCCTAGCTATCTCGTCAGCCAACTCCATAAACATTAGTCCGGACTACGCCTTAACCAATGAGGATGAGATGAGCTTGAGGTTCCTGGTTTCAGTGCCCGCATACATACCTGCGATAAGAGGTACAGGTTTCCAAGCTGGTTTCACTTACTCCACTAGTCAGATAAAGGGGACTGAGATATTCAATAGATCCTTGGATCCTCAGAACCTCCTACAGTCGAACACCCAGACTGTCGGGGTTAACATTAAGACCTTCTATACCTCGCCGCCAATAACTGAGCTGGCCTACTTATTTGGTCAGTACAGGGGTTCGTACATGGTCCATTTTAGGATGGCCAAAACAGACTTCCACAGTGGGAGACTGCTTATAACTTGGACGCCCACTATGTCAGGAGCGGTCGGTCCCAGCATATCGGGTTCCATGCTCTCCCTCCGCGAAGTGGTGGATATCAGAGAGTCTGGGGACTTAGTCATCCAGCTACCCTATATGTTATCCACAGATTATGCCTTCACCAATAGGCCGACTGGGATACTCTCAGTGAGGGTTCTAAACGAACTGGTTTGCCCCGAGACCTGCAATCCTGTGATAGATGTGCTGTGGGGGGTCTGCGGAGGACCTGACTTTGAGTTCGCCGCCCCTTCCAGCATTCCAGGGACCGTTATACGCCCATTTGTCCTCCAGTCGGGTGTGGGGACTTGCGCCTCCGAGTGTATCGGCAACTCGGCTATCAATAGCGAAGAAGTCTATCATGCAGAGAGGTGTGTTGGCGAGAAGGTCACGTCGCTACGCCAACTGTTGAGGCGCTACAACCAACTCTTCCTCACTGCCGTCTCCTATGTTGGTGGGTTAGCCATCTGGCCCTTCAACTTCAGCCCCTTTTACCAAGACGCAACCGGTATCAATACAGTCACCTATGGAGGCGATCTACTTAGCTTAGTTGGGCCTATGTACAGGTATTACAGGGGCGGTGTTCGCCTGGTTTTCCAGTCAGATGTGACTCAGTCCGCTGCTAGTACGGTGTTCGCAATGGTGGACCCAGGCCGTTATAGCACCCCTGGAGCTATACTGCAAACCGCGGGGACAAGTCAGCTTAATGGATTGAATGAGCCAGTTAGCACTTTGGTGACACCGGCTGGCGTTTCTACGCTAGTGGCTAGCGGGTCAGTGATCATGGATGGTAACGGGATATATCCCATAGCAGCTCCCTATTACTCCCAGACGCCAGTGTCCCTGGTAAGTGCTCTTGTTGATGGCACCATGCCCGAGGACGGAGGAGGGTTGCTGTGCTCCCAGTCTCGGTCAGTAGTGGTAGCTAGAGGGCTTACGACAGCTGGCTTGAGTGTATATAGGTCTATAGCGGAGGATTATAACCTCAGCTACTTTGTAGGTTGTAGACCGTGGTTACCGAGCTAAATAACTGCGACGCCTGTGTGAGCGTTGCTTTAAAAAGAAACACATGAGGTTTGATGCCAAACTAGAGCCTCATCATAGAATATTTGGGTCTAGCGTGTGCGCGCACGTTAGGCGATTAAAGCGCAATGTCACGAGTTAGTGGACTACTCGTGAGTTTATTTCAGTCCATT